ATTCATAACGTTCAGACAGATATTAACGAGGGACTATCTAAAATTCCTCGTATTGAACTCATTAAACAACAAGATAAATACAGGGATGTTATTAAAAAAATATCCAAGTCATTCATTGAAAATAAAAGTTCGATTGAAACAAAAATTGATAGACTTGAAGACTCTAGGAATAAACTCATAGAAGATTCTCGTTTAGAAAAGGAATCTGTCGAACATAACATCAACAATATTCAAGGATTTGTAGACAGAGGGAATACGAATGAAGTGTTTCTAGCAATTGATGCAGTAAAGAATTCCCTAATACTAATGAATAACCAAATCAAAGAAATTACAGAACGGGGGAAGAGTATTTAAATTTATCAAAATAATGAACTTCAGTCCTAAAATTGTAAAATATTATCATACACAATGCATCTGCAATGTCGTGTTTTCTTTCATAGGGTATTTCACCCATGTACTTTTCTGATATAACTACAGTTCTCTCCTTTCTTTCTTCGTAGTTTAAATGCCTCATACCAAAATGCACATGCATGCTCACAGGTGAAATTAACGTAACCTTATCTTTGAACATGTAATGTAATAGAATTTCAATATTTTGAAACCCACCCGGGGGTTGTCTTTCTATAAGTATTCGATCCGCACCATCAAATATAGATTGATGATCTTCCACAAATAAAGGAATTGTATCAACAAAATCATTAGATTTTATATATTTGTAATCTGCTAAACTAACTTTCTTTATATATTCAACTTCAACCTTCGGACCTTTATCTGAAGAATTGGCTAAGACTATACCCATATTATGATATCCAATATCTATTGCCAAAATCTTCATATCTTAATGTAAAAGATTTTCCTTAACTATAGTAAATGAAGAGCAAAACAAAAACACAAATGCTATCCGCGATATTGATTGTTCTTGTGGTTGCAGTTATTTACATGTGGCGTAACCCTAAAGTTGTGAAAGTTTCAACAACATCCCAACTCCCGGTTACACCTCGTCCAGTCAGTGTACGCCGTGAACCCGAATTCAGGGGACCACCAATCAAAAAATACAAACCCGGGCAGATGCAACAAATGGGTATTATCACAGGTGCCGGAGATGTTACCATGCCATTATACGGGAAAGAGGTTCGTGGACGACGGGATAGATACCATTATTACACAACTACACCCGGGCAACAAATATACCCTATACCATTAAGCCACAATGCGCGTGATTGTATGGAAGATATAGGATGTCAGGAATTATATGGAAATGAAACAGTCTCAGTAACAGGTAAGACTGGTTCATTCGCGGTAAAGATGTATCGCACTGATAATTTCTTTTAAGACTTATTTTTGTGACACAGCCTTTCTAGCCTGACCTGTGAGCTTAAGAGATGAGCAACAGGAACAACAACATAGTAACAACATACCTGGAAAGAATGACGGAGGAAATGGAACCGGGAATCCGGGATGTAATGAATAAAACATGTAACCCCCACGAAGCATAAATAGAGAGCACAGGAAACTGACACACATGATAAAGGACGACACCTGTTTAGGTTTACCCTTATTAGATATATCTGGAATTGGGCTTATAAAAAACCACGCTGATGACATAGCGGCACCCATGTTGAGTGTATTAGTATACTCTGAGATTTTAAAATGTTTTGATACCGAGTATTCCATGAAGAAGTAATTGGAGAAAACGGAATAGACCCGAACATGAAGAACATATACAACATGCTATCAACATTTTCATCACCATACTCATAGGTACACCAGGCTGACCAATGTTCATTAACATTACGATAATCGCAATGTTACATAGAGAACTCGGGGAGGTAGATGCAGCCCCGGTCAATGACCCCATTTTAGTAGTTTTGGTACGTGAACGGACCATTAGTATATTACAAGAATTTATTATTCAAATTGTGAGATATAATCATATCATATTCTCTATACTGAAGATTTGAACCTAAGCGCAGTTTAGATTTGATTTGTAAAAGTTCTTTGATTGTGTTATCATCAAGATTTTTACAAAAATCAATCTTAGTCTCCATATCATCAAGTTCGTGGTATTCCTTACGAGCTTGTACATAGGGCCATGTATGTTTCCTGAGGGAAGCAACCTCTTCTTCAAGTTGACGTATCCTAGGAAGTAACACTTTACTAATCATAAGTTTCAGTTCAATAACATCATTCGCCATAACTAAAATGTGTTTACTATCTTTATATACGGGTTATTTATAATTTTATAATTTATTGAATTATATCAGAATCCATATATGAATATAACATTATGTATAGTTTTACTTTTAGGGTTTTATATCGTTTTTATAAGATCCCATAAAAATTGTAAATCTTGTCGCCGGCGAAGTGTTGTAAATACATACAACGAAGAATATTCCAAATTGTATGATACTGTTTGGTATGACAGGGCAAGATATAAAGGTGAAGTTCGGTATATTTCTAAAAATATTGGTATTGATAATCCTACACGTATATTAGACCTTGGGTGTGGCACAGGGAACCATCTTAAATTATGGAAAGATAAATGGCCTTCATCCAATGTAAAAGGAATGGATCTGTCATTAGATCAAATTTCTAAAGCTCGGGAAAAACACCCAGACGTTGAAATCACTCACGGGAGTTATCTAAATAGTAATATATGGGAGAAAAATAGTTTCGACTTGATATTATGTATGTATGATGCGTCTCAATATACAGATGACGTAGATACTGTTTTTCAGAATATATACAAATGGCTCAAACCGGGTGGGGTTTATGTGTTTCATGGTATAGATCCACGCAGGCTTGAAGATGGCTGTGATGAAACAGCATCTACCAATTCTTTACCTGTGAAACCGGATCGTAAAGGACATTGTAACGTCCTTTATCCAGGATTCGTATACAGTTCATGGTGGTCTAAATCTATATTTTCTAATTGGGTGCGATACAACGAAACGTTTTATAAAACGGAAGGAAATGGATGGCCAAGAGACTGGGATGTCAGTAAAAAGGTTGAGGATAATGTACCGATCGGAATGAAAGTAGATACGAAAACACAGGGTCTCATGACTAACGGTCATAGATTGTTCCTACTCACACCTTCACAGATGGTTCACCGCGGGAAACAGGCTGGGTTTATCAGAGCAGACATCAATCCTTCAAATGGTATTACGAATATACATGATCAAGGAAGTGAAGAGTATTTTATTTTTTTTAAAAAATGATGATCTATAGTATATGCAATATAAAGACCTAAAAGAAAAGGCTAAGAATTTAGGGATGCGCGTTACTAAAGACGTTCGCGGTAAACGTGTAAAGCTTACATCCAAGGAACTTCGTGCGAGAATTAGATTGAATTTCGAAAACAGTGTTAAGAACGCTCAGCAGGTTATTCGAGTATGTAAAACTATAATTGTCCCCAGTAATCAGGGAGCATCCCGAATTCCTCCACCTCCACCTCCACCTCCACCTCCACCTAGGGCTGTCCCCAGGAACCCAGTCGTAAATTCTACTCGCGCTAAACTTATGGCCGAATTGAAAAATACCCTAAAAAAGAGGGCATTAAAAAAATAATATTACTAATTAGTATAATACGATCATGGATAATTCCCAGTCCAAGAATAACGCGAAGCCCAATAATAACGCGAAGCCCAACAACAACGCGAAGCCTAACAACAACGCGAAGCCCAACAACAACGCGAAGCCCAACAACAACGCGAAGCCCAACAACAACGCGAAGCCCAACAACAACGCGAAGCCTAACAACGGTAACAACGCGAAGCCCAACAACGGTAACAACGCCAAGCCCAACAACGGCAACAACGCCAAGCCCAACAACAACGCGAAGCCCAACAACGGCAACAACGCGAAGCCCAACAACGGTAACAACGCGAAGCCCAACAACGGTAACAACGCGAAGCCCGCCAACAACGCGAACAACAAGCCCGCCAACAACGCGAACAACAAGCCCGCCAACAACGCGAACAACAAGCCCACCAACAACGCGAACAACAAGCCCGCCAACAACGCGAAGCCCAACAACAACGCGAAGCCCAACAACAACGCGAAGCCCAACAACAACGCGAACAACAAGCCCGCCAACAACGGCAACAACAAGCCC